GATGAATTTGCTTTCGTTCCTCGTAATATCCAGGATGATTTCTTTACATCAGTATATCCTACAATTATTTCGGGTACAAACACAAAGGTGGTGATTACATCCACACCGAATGGTTTTGATTTATTTTATAAAATATGGACAAACTCTGTTGAAAAGAGAAATGAATATGCAAACTATTCAGTAAACTGGTGGGATGTACCAGGTAGAGATGATGATTGGCGTGACAAAACAATTGCCAACACAAGCGAGGACCAGTTCCGGCAAGAGTTCGAGGCTGAATTTATTGGTTCATCCAATACACTTATTTCGCCAAATATATTAAGGGCGATGACATTTAAAACACCCCAGTCATCACATTATGAAGGTAGTTTAAATGTATATGCTGAACCCGATCCAAGTCACGTTTATTTTACTGTAGTAGATACTAGTAGAGGTGTAGGTATTGACTCATCAGCATTTGTTGTAATTGATGTCACTGAAGTTCCATATAATGTGGTTGCGGCATATAAGAATAATGTAATCTCGCCTCTTGTATATCCGGAAGTTGTTTATAATGTTGCTAAGGCCTATAATGAATCATTTTGTCTGGTAGAAATTAATGATAACGGTCAGCAAATTGCTGATATTTTGGCAAATGAACTAGAATATGAAAATATCATATATACCACAATGAAAGGCCGTGGCGGACAGCAAATAGGCGGTGGTTTTTCGGCAAATGTGCAACGTGGTGTCAGAACTACAAAACCAGTAAAACGAGTTGGTTGTGCCACAGCCAAAACAATGATTGAAAAACATAAAATTCATTTAAATGATTTTAATCTAGTAAATGAATTGTCTACTTTTATTCAAAAAGGAAATTCATACGAAGCAGATCAAGGTGCCCATGATGACCTTATCATGTGTGTGGTTTTATTTGCATGGGCATCAAATCAGGAATTTTTTAAGGAATTAACCGATACTGATTTCAGAAAAAAATTAATGGAGGAACGTGATAAATTACTCACCGATGATATATTACCATTTGGCTTCATAGATGATCACATTCCCGATGAAAATACAGGAATAATAAATATGACGCAAGGTGAGTTTTGGAATGGCTGGGACGATAGCAATAAATGGTGAGTTTTAGGTTTTTATAAATAATGTTGAATGCTAAATTTTAACAGCTTCTAATGAGGAGAATGAAAAATGCCTTTCCAAGTATCACCAGGCGTTAACATTTCTGAAATTGACCTCACTACGGTTATCCCTGCTGTTTCTACAACAACCGGCGCTATTGCTGGACGTTTTCATTGGGGACCTGCCGATACTCGAGTTTTAGTCAGTTCAGAGGATGTTCTCGCATCTCAATTTGGCAAACCAGATTCTGATAATCATCAGGAATGGTTCACTGCCGCTAACTTCCTAGCATATGGTAATGCACTATATGTTTCACGTGTTCTAAACAGTGCCAACAATGCTAATGGCAACGGTTGGTCAAACACACTTGTTAAGAATTCCGATGATTATGAAAATAATTATTCATCAGGTATCAGTAATTCCGGTGACTGGGTTGCAAAATATCCAGGTACACTCGGTAATTCACTAAAAGTTTCAGTTTGCGCATCAAATGCCGCGTTCTCAAATGCCGTCACAACACCAACTTTCACACTTACTGCTGATAGTAAAACAGTTACGACCAGTGCAAATGTAGGTGGAATTGTAGTTGCTGGTGACGTTCTTGAGGCCGCAAACACTACAGTCAATTTCAGTGTCAAGGTTCAGTCAGTCGAGGCAAACGGTACATCACTCACCGTATTTACTGCTCCAAAGAACAACGACATTGGCGGTTCATCACTCACCACAACTGCAGGTGATGTGACACGTCGTTGGGAATTCTACAATGACTTTGATGCAGCTCCAGGCACATCTGCTTATGCCACAAGAAATGGTGGTTCAGGCGACGAACTTCACATTGCAGTCGTCGACGAAGATGGTGAGATTACTGGTGTTCGTGGTCAAGTCATTGAAAAGTTTGCTGCTGTATCACGGGCAAATGATGCTCTTACAGAAAATGGTACAAGCAATTACTATGTGGAAGTCATTAACCAGCAGTCAAGTTGGCTCTGGTGGGCATCTCATGTAGACAACATGACTTCTGCCGGTGGTGCTGCAACATCAACATTTACAAATACAACTGAAATTCCAACCACAGTTTCACTATCTGGTGGTTCTGCTGGTGCCGCGCCAACAAATGCACAACTTATTAACGGTTACAATAAGTTCGAAAGTGCTGAAGATGTCGACGTTTCACTTGTACTTGGTGCTGATTCAAACCAGACACTAGTCACGCATATTATCAATAATATCTGTGAAACACGCCTCGACTGTATCGGTGTATTCTCACCAGAGTCTGGCGACGTCGTCAACAACTCATCTTATGCTGGTAAGGAAGCCGAGGATGCAATCTCATTCCGTGACACACTACCTTCATCTTCATATGGTGTAATTGACAGCGGTTGGAAATATCAGTACGATAAGTATAACGACGTATATCGTTATATTCCAATGAACGGTGACACTGCTGGTCTCATGGTTCGCACGGATAATACCCGCGATCCTTGGTATTCCCCAGCTGGTTTCAACCGTGGTAATATCAAAAATGTAGCAAAACTTTCTTACAATCCAAAGAAAGCGGATCGTGACCTACTTTATAAGTCAGGTATCAATCCAGTTGTGACATTCCCCGGTCAAGGTACAGTCTTATTCGGTGATAAGACAATGCTTGCAAAACCAAGCGCCTTTGATCGAATCAATGTTCGCCGCCTATTCATTGTCCTAGAAAAGGCTATTGCAACCTCTGCTAAGTTTACTCTCTTTGAGTTTAACGATGCATTCACACGGGCTCAGTTCCGTAACCTGGTTGAGCCATTCCTAAGAGATGTGCAGGGTCGTCGTGGTATCTTTGACTTCCGGGTTGTTTGTGACGAGACAAACAACACACCTGAGGTTATTGATCGCAACGAGTTCATCGGCGACATTTATATTAAACCAGCTCGGTCAATCAACTTCATTCAACTTAACTTTGTTGCCGTTCGTACCGGGGTTGAGTTCGAAGAAATTGTTGGTCAGTTCTAATTTGGATTATAAATAGTAAAAAAGGATCTAGGAGAAGAACATGGCTTTCAATATTAATGAATTTACGGGGAATCTACCATTCGGTGGTGCTAGACCATCACTGTTTGAAGTCACTATGACTAACCCAATTAATGCCGCGGCTGATGAGCGATTCCGCTTTGTTTGTAGAGTTGCGCAGATTCCTGCCACAACTCTCACACCGATTACCACTAACTATTTCGGTCGGCCTGTAAAATTTGCAGGTAACCGTACATACGAAGATTGGACAGTCACCATCATCAATGATGAGGATTTTTCAACTCGTAGTACTCTCGAGGAATGGGTACAGGCAATCAACGGCACAACAAGCAACCAATCAGCTGTATTCAACACCGTTTATAAATCACAGGCTCAGGTCACTCATTATGGCAAGGCTGGTGATATTCTACGGTCATATGATTTTGTTGGAATGTTCCCAACAAATATTGCAGCTATTGATCTTGATTGGTCAAATACAGATGCGATTGAAGAATACACAGCAACATTCAGCATTGATTACTGGACAACACAGTCTGGTGGTCTTGCTCCCGGTGCTGCTATCATCTAATAGCAATAATAAAATTAAGAAAGGGCGGCTTCGGCTGCCCTTTTTTTATGATTCTAGCATTATAAATAAACAAAATACAAATTTTTAAGCATAGGATGATATAATGGCTGAACTCTTTGGATTTACTATTGCTAGAAAAAAATCAGAGGCAGAACAAGAAAATTTACCTTCAATTGTATCACCGACAGTTGAAGATGGATCTATTGAAATTGCACCCGGCGGTGCTTACGGTACGTATGTTGATCTTGAAGGCAAGGCAAAAAATGAAGGTGATCTCGTAACTAAATACCGCGAGATGTCAATTCAACCAGAATGTGATTATGCAATCCAAGATATTGTAAACGAGGCAATTGTTGTCGATGAAAATTCTGGGCCTTGTGAAATTATTCTTGATAAACTTGAAGTTAGTGCAACAATTAAAAAGAAAATTCGAGAAAGTTTCTACGAAATCTATGATATGCTAGATTTCCAGAATAATGCCTATGATATTTTTCGCAAATGGTACATTGACGGCAGACTCTACTATCACATCGTAATTGACGAAACAAATCCACGTGCTGGTATTAAGGATGTAAGATATATTGATCCTCGTAAGATCCGTAAAATTAAAGAGCCAATTAAGGAAAAAGATAAGAGAACAGGTGTCACGGTATATAAAGGCGCTAATGAATATTATCTTTATAATGCACAAGGTATTACCACAGCAAATCAGGCTCAAGGTGTAAAGATTGCAAAGGATTCTATTTGTTACGTTCATTCAGGTATTCTTGATACTCGTAATAATATGATCTATTCTCATTTGCATAAGGCAATTAAACCACTCAATCAGCTTCGTATGCTCGAGGATGCAGTGGTTATTTACAGACTTGCCCGAGCTCCAGAACGGCGCATTTTTTATATTGATGTTGGTAACCTTCCAAAAATGAAGGCCGAGCAATATCTTCGCGATATGATGACCAAGCACAAAAATAAACTTACATATGATGCATCTACCGGTGAGGTGCGAGACGACCGTAAGTTTATGACCATGTTAGAAGATTTCTGGCTTCCACGTCGTGAAGGTGGTAGAGGTACTGAAATCACAACTCTTCCAGGCGGTCAAAATCTTGGTGAAATGGAAGATGTTGATTACTTCCGCCGTAAACTCTATAAATCACTGAATGTTCCTACTGCTCGTATGGAGCAGGAAAATCAGTTCCAACTCGGCCGCGCATCTGAAATTACTCGTGATGAATTAAAGTTTAATAAATTCATCAAGCGCCTCCGCAATAGATTTGCCATGATGTTTGATGAATTACTTGAAATTCATCTTGCTCTTACTGGTGTCACAACCCGTAAAGAATGGCAAAAGATGAAACAGGATGTCTACTATGATTTCATGGAAGATAACCATTTCACAGAACTGAAAGATACTGAAATTATGACAGAGAGACTTCGTCTCCTTGGTGATGTTGATAACTATGTTGGCAAGTATTTCTCGGAGGCATGGGTTCGTACAAATGTTCTACGTTTGACTGAAGATGAGGTTGAGGAAATTGAAAAACAGATCGGTCAAGAAGGTGGTGGTGAGGAAGATGATGCACCACCCGAAGGCGGTGAACCTATGGATGACCAGCCACCCGAGGAAGAACCAACTGAAGAGTTTGTACCTCCTACAGAAATGACTGAAGAGGAAAAGAGACTAGTAGATAAAATGACTCAAGTTTTAGATGATGTTCTGACAGAGGATTAATTATGTCGAACGAGCTCAGGGAAGCAAAAATCCTCTCAGCTGCAATTAAATATGCTGATAAAAAAATTGCAGAACTTACCGAGGAAATGCAACAACCAATATTGGTTGAGGGACCACCGGGACCTGCCGGTCCACAAGGTCCAGCAGGTCCTGCCGGTGTAAAGGGTGATACTGGCCCTGAGCGAAGAATTGTCGTAGAAGCAAAAGGACCAGTCGGCCCAAAGGGCGAACCTGGCGCCACATTCAAAAAAGCATTACTCGAAGATGGAAAGCTACAACTCATCCGTGAGGATGGAGAAGTTTTTGTAGTTGGTTCAGTTATAGGTCCACGTGGTGGTCAAGGTATTCCAGGTGCAAAAGGCGATAAAGGCGATACTGGACCACAAGGTGAAAAGGGTTTAATCGGCGAACAGGGTCCAGTTGGTGCAGTCGGTCCTCAAGGTGACAAAGGTGACCAAGGTGAACAGGGTCTGCAAGGTGAAAGAGGTTTTCTTGGACCACAGGGACCAAGGGGTGAACGTGGATTAATTGGAGAGCAAGGCGAGCCAGGACCTATTGGCCCACAGGGTATTCAGGGACCAAAAGGTGATAAAGGTGATAAGGGTGATCCGGGTGCAACTGGTCCAATGGGCCCACAAGGTAATCCCGGCCGGGATGGAACTGAAGTAGATGTGGAGTCTATCCGCAAATCATTAGAAGATAATTACGAAAACTTCAGAGATCAGATTCGCCAGCAGGTAACTCGATTAGCAACCTCAAGTGGTAGTTCCGGAGGGGGTGGCGGTGAGGTATGGTTACATCGTCTTGATGATGTCGATTACACTAGTGTCGAAACGCCAACGGACGGTGAGGTACTCACATATAATTCTAATACTGGCGTTTGGTATGCAAGTTCTCCAGCTGGCGGCGGTGGTATCACCATTAAGGAAGAAGGTTCCAGTGTTGGAACAACCGTAACTGAAATTGATTTTGTCGGTGCTACAGTTACAGCCTCTGGTAATTCCACAGTAGTTCAAGTACAAAGTGCTGCGATTGGTAATAATATCAGTTCGACTTTACAGACACAGCATATTATACCAGCTTCTGCAAATACCTACGACCTCGGTTCTTCTACTCGTCGTTGGAGAGATTTATATCTATCAGGAGCCACATTAAATCTTGGTGGCACTTCTATTTCAGCAAATTCAACCGGTACATTTACTGATACCGAACAGATTGCTTCACGTGAATGGACTCGTGGGTGGGGTATTGCAAACAATGTGATTCGTGGTACGTTTGCACAAAATACTGCAGTACAGACAAGTCTTGCTACAAAATCAGCGAATAGCTACGTAAATCTTTTACTCTCAAATACAAATGCATATATCGCAACCAAAACTACAGAAGCCACCGCACTACTTCGGCTGTCTAATACAAACAGTTATATCGCTACTAAACTGGATTCATCAAGTTATACTACGGCGGATGTTCAGGTAAAGGCGGCTTTGGCCAACACAAATACCTATATTGCCACTAAAACTACTGAAGCAACTGCATTACTGAGATTGTCTAACACCAATAGTTACATTGCAACAAAATTAGATTCATCTAGTTATACCACATTAGATGTACAGGTAAAGGCAGCACTCGCAAATACAAATAGTGCCATTGCAGGAAAGGCGACACTTGCTGAGGCGGTAGCAGCTGCAGCGGATGATGCATTAGCTTTTGCGATTGCACTCGGTTAAATGAATTTTTTTATAAATAATAGGATTAAATGGAGGTCGTGATGACAGATAATATTAAAGATGCTATTATTGCATTGCAAAATGGTGACTCCTCTCAGTTCAAGGATACAATTAACCAGGAACTGATGAATAAAGCAATGGATGCAATTAATCTACAGAAGATTACTGCTGGTCAAGCAATGTTTGACGAGCCTGCTGAAGTTGAATATGATGACGACCCAGAACCTATGCCAGAGGAAGAGCCAAATGAAGAAATTTAACCAACTCTTCGAGGAAGCACCCGCTGCTGATTACAAGCGTAAAGTGGATGACGAAGAAGAAGTAAAAAATTACAAGCCTCGGTCTGACGATGAGCAAAAATTTGTAGATATGCACAAGGTTGAAAAGAAGAAACATCCAGTAGCACCAGATGAACAGCACACCGGGGATCGCCCAAAGGGCAAGAAAGGTTCTGCCGGCGAAGATCATGACGGTGCTGAGGAAAAGGGCGAGCAAATGCTCAAGACATATTCTCAATTCATGAAGATGGGCGGCTTCGGCGGAGATTCCTATAAGGGTGCTGGCAATTCTGGCGGCGAAAAAGCTCCAGTCATGCAGGGTTCTTCAAAGATTAAAGAAGAAGTTGATCTTGATGAAGGCTCTAACGATGGCTATTATGCTATG